TATTTAATGTATTAGGACAACTAGAAGCTTTAGAAAAAGGTTTAAGAGAAAACACTTTATCTTTAGATGCTAAGAAAACTAAAAAATTAAAATGAAGTTCGACTTTGTTTATTTAGGTCAGACGGTTTTAAAATACCAGGTCCCCTTAGAGATATTTGTAGGTCTTAATGAGATCTATGAAAGACAAAAGAAACAATTACCCAAAGCTAACAAACAGTTGGTGGGTAAAATACAAGACGAAGTATCTCTATATTATTCTGGAGAAAATAGTGAGAAGATGCATCAGCATTGTTTCTTACCACAAGATATACTTAAATGGTTTGATTCTATATTTGATCATTATCTTAGATGGAACAAAATTGGTTTAAACAATAGATCTATAAATTCTGTTTGGGTTAATGAAATGAAAGCACATGAGTATAATCCTGTGCACATTCATCAAGGTAAACTTTATACAGGTTTATCTTCTGTAATGATTATGAAACTACCTAAAGATACAGGTGTTGAATATTCAGCAGAATCAAAACCCATGAATGGTAGACTACAGATTATTGGTTCAGCTAACGGACAGTTTTCTAAAACAGATTATTCGCCTAACATGAAGATAGGAGACTTTTATGTTTTTCCTTATGATATGAGACACTGCGTATATCCATTTAACGGAACGAAAGAAACAAGAAGAACATTAGTTTGTAATGTTGATGTTGATTACAATCCTGTATCTTCAAGAACTGGATCGGGGCAAAACGAATGATACCAAGAATGCCAAGATGGCAATCTTATGTTGCCACAACTACACAACCTATCTTCACACCTGAACAATGTAAAATGATTATTAACGCAGGTCATCAGTGTGCA